TTGGCTCCGAGCAGTTCTATGTGACGGCCATTAGCGGGAATACTTTAACCGTGGAGCGAGGCGTCAACGGGACAACGGCGGCGACCCACTCTGGCGGCGCCGGTCTGACCCGGTACGATTACCCGGAGCTGGTCGTCCAGGCGTGTCTCGATGTTGCCAAGCTGACCTTCCGCAACCGTGATCTGGGATCGGTTGGGAGTATCGGCTCCGGGGATATGTCGATGACCGTGGCCGAGGGGGAAGTCCGGTCGGTGCTGATGACTCTGGCAGATTTCCGGGTCACCGGGACGAGCAACGGGGTGATCTTCTAATGGCCGATAGGTTTGATGTCAGGTTTGAAGTGGAGGGCCCAGTCCTCGGCGCTAATGTGCCGAAGGTGATGCAGGAGATCGTCAACCGGGGACTGCTAGACCTGGCGACCATCGAGGGGAGCAACCACGTTAAAGACCAGTTATATCCGGGCCACGGCAGAATAACGGGGAACCTCCGGAACCATGTCGGAGCAAACCTGATCCAAGACAACCTGGCGGTCGTAGATGCCGGCGAGTCCCGGTATGGGGCCGACATCGAATACGCCCAAAAGGTCGAGAAGCGGTATGGGATGTTCGCCAATACAGCGGCGAGGCTCCGGTCTACGCCCGGTCTGTATCAGCAATATATCGGGGACGCCCTGGTCGAGGCTTTCCAATGAGCCGGTCGGGAGCGTTGGACCGAATAGATGTCCTGTTATCGACCATCACCGACCCGGTATTCACCGCGGTCATCAGGGCCGAGCCTCTGGCGTTGTCCGGGACTCCCGTCCTCGCCTATTGGGTACAGAGTAGAACTAACGGCTGGCAGACCTTGGGGGATATCGGCTCGACCACGACCATTATGGTCCGGGCTTATTTCCGGCTCCAGGCGTCGGCGGACGTTAGGGAAAGCATTGAGCTGGAGTTATGGGACGCGATGGTGGAGGTGGACACCAAGCTCCGATCTGATGCCAACCTGGCCGGGAATTGCACCGACTCCACGGTCGGCAATGCCACGGTCGCCACGCTGGATATGGGCGGCGCCTTCTACCGGACCGTGACGATCCCATGTGACGATCCCATTTTCAATCCAGCTTTATGAAGAGGTAACTATTACCCCGTGAGGGAGAGGATATGGCAAAGAAAACCGGACTGGGCCAGCAAATATTCGTCAATGGCTATGATCTAAGCGGGGACATTGCAGCAATCAATAACGCCAGCTCTCCCCGTGAAGTATTGGACACCACGGCCCTCAATGCCTCTGCCCATGAAAGGCTTTTGGGACTGTCGGACGGGAACCTGGGGGTCTCGTCATGGTTCAACGATTCCACCGAGCAAGAGCACGCCGCGTTTTCGGGATTGCCGACGACTGACCGGATCGTGATGTGGGCTTTCGGGGGGACTCGCGGGGATGTTGCCGCCTGCCTGGTCGCCAAGCAATTAAATTACGATGGGAGCAGGGGAACGGACGGGTCGCTGTCCTTCACGATTGACACCCAGGCCGCATCCGGAGTCCCGCTTGAATGGGGCAATACTCTCACGACCGGCAAGGAGACGCACAGTTCGGCAGCCGTTTCGACCAGCCGGGACGACGGGGCCACAACGGGTTATGGTCTGGTCGGAATCCTATCGGTTACCGATGTTGATTCCGGAACGGTGACCGTGAGCATCCAGCAATCCGCGGACAATGTGACGTTCGCAGATATTCTATCTTTTGTGGCGGTCTCCGCTGCCGCCGCTCCGACAGCCCAGAGGTTGCCGCTCAGTGGGGCGATCTTGCGATACCTCCGGGTGTCGACCACCGGGACATTCAGCAATTGCGATTTCTGCATGGTCACCAGGAGAGGCACGCTGCAAGATGATGAAAGCCTCAATCCGTAATGGACGACATCCAGGAGGAGTTGCGCCTGGCGCGGGAGGAGTTAGAACGATTAAAGGCCAGCGAGGACAAGTCCGAAAAGATTCAGATGACCAGCGGGGATATCGTCCGCCTAGTAATAGCGGCGCCCGTGGTTTTTGTGTGGCTGTTTTTGGGCTCCAGAATTATCATTTCAGCGACTACGAGCCAGGGAGTTTTGGAGAATATCGAGCCACTGCTCCTGGCCTTATCCATCCTTACCATCCCGGTCACGGCCATACTTTCCAGTTTATTTAGGACCGACGGAAATGGGAAATGACCCTATTTGAGAAAATCTGCCGAATGGTCGGGGACCGGCGAATCCCGGCGCCCAGGATGCCGGCGTTCAGATTGTTTCGGGTGGGATTCGCGAACCGGCACGTTACGACGATCGTGGTAATGGCGATTATGGTAAGCGCGGGAGCCGTGAGCGTTGGCCTTTATTTCGCCGTTAAAGATGTCGCCAATGCCAGCTGGAATTGGCCGGACAGTGGCGCGGCATATTACGCCGGCGACGACGGTCTCGGTACGATGGGACAAAAGCTGCCGCTGAACCAGGACGGGACGGAGTCTCAGACCCTAGAAGTCCGAATGGCCGCGAATTCTCGGATGGATACATTGACCGCCACATTGGAGATGGGGAAGGCCTCGGTGGATTGTATAGCCATCGAGCGGGTGTCCGGGACCTCCGGTTATCTCTGGGTCGATACATTCACGTTGGACAACCTGGTGGCGCCGACGCTATCGCTAAATGCTTCCTTCATCCACCAGATGACTCTCAGCGGCTTTGTGGACGGCCACCATGTAGGGCCGACCCAGAACTCGGCAGGGGCGCCGGATATTACCGTGGAGTCCACCAGAGGGGCCGGGACATATACGGCGACCGGGACGGTGGACAGGTTATTGATAACCTTGGCCGGCGATGCCTATATCCGCCTGGTGACCATTACAGGCCATTGTTCTACCGGGCCGATTGACCTGGATTTCATAAAGGCCGGTAATTTCAATCTGACTAATGCCCACATCGGAGACGACGGGGACATCAACACGATCGCCGTGGACATCGCCAGCGACACGGTCGTCCATAGTTTAACGGATTCGCTAATCGACCGGAGCATCATAGTTAAATAATGGGAACATTACTCGGCAAAGTACGGCCCCAAATCTTCCTGGCGATTATCGCGGCGACTATATTCGGGATAGTCGGGATGTGGTTTGGATACATGATGGGAGCGGTCGAAGTGATAACGGCGTTAATCGGGGGACTAATGGGATTCCTCGGTGGCGTGTCTCTAAAGGTCTTGGAGAACGAATAACGTGGGTTATGTCAAGACACTATTTACTGGCACGACGGCCCTGGCGGTCGGCGCCCACTTCGCGGAGGATATCGGCCTATTGTCCATCGGGCGATTCGCGCCTCTCCCCTGGTGGGCAGCATTCGCCATTGGGATCGGTTTCTCCTGGCTGGTAATGGGAGCCATTATCTATCAGGTAAAAGGACGGGCGGCATGAGATTATTGTGTTTGATGGGGTTGCACCGATGGGCGTCGGATAACGAGATGTGGGGAGCCAGGTTTTGTGGCCGGTGCGACCATCGGCAACAACTGATCTACACCGCGGAAGCCGGCGCCCGATGGGAGCGGGTAACGTGAAGCCCCTTCAGCTTGGACTCAGTCTGATACCAGTGGCGATCATCGTCATCGGGCTGATCGGGTGGGTCGTGACTCTCCGGGGCGATGTAACAACTATGGTCCAGCAAATTGACGATTTCCAGGGGGAAATTTCCGTAATCCACGACCGCATCGACAATGGCGTGGTACTTGTTGGCGAAACCGCCAGAGGTGTTAACGTGCGAATTGACTATGAGATGACCGATGTCAATGTGCGCGGTGACGCCTTGCAGGGACGCATCGCGGAGCTTGAGACGGCACTGGCGGTGGCTAATGACCAGATGCGAACCATCATGGGCGACCACGAAGGTTTCGCAGATGTTCTAAAGGAGTTAGGCGAGATTGGCGTCCTACCGACTGGGGAGCGCCGGGAATACGGGGATTATTGACCGCCCATATTCCATCCGACCAGATGCACTGGCGTATCTATCGCCCAGCCGGCCCGCATTATTGGCGGGAGGCAAGTTGCGCCGAGACCCGTTGCTGGAATTATGTACGGGGCTGGCGGACTATTGTACCGATAGACGATCTCGGCAATATCCAATGGATTCGGCAATCGGGGCTGGATGTCCGGGAGGAGCCGGGGGACGGGTTAATCACATTTCATTTCGCGCCCGGCCAGGAATGCTTCGACGGGCGACTGGGGCGTCACCGGGTGCCGTTAGAACGCGACCCGGTAATGGCCCTGGACGGTCACATCCTGGAGCCGCTGGAATACATGGACCAATGGAACGACTATCACTATAGGAGACGATAATGGCAAAAGAATCAGGACTCGGAATGAGCGTGGCGATTGACGATTCGGGCGGGTCGGCCCGGACGCTCTCCAATGACATAACTAATATGGACTGGGCCACTCCCAGAGAAGAACAGGACACCACGGGTATGGACAAGTCGGCCAGGGCTCCTGGCGGATTTCACGATCACCAATAACGGCGTCTTCAATGACGCAAGTAATATGTCTCACGACGTATTTAAGACCGTCCCATCGACCAGCGTGGCGCGGACGACCACCATCACGATCTCCGGGCAGGTTTTGGCCGGGGAGTTGTTCTACACCGACTATGCCCTGTCGCGGTCGTCGTCCGGAGAATTGACCTGGTCAACGCCTGGGTCTCTATCCGGAGGCGCCGTCCCGACGTGGGCATAGATGGTAGCAGTTAATGGGGCGAGGGTCCGCAAGGGCTTTCGCCTCCCGGAGCGGACGGCCCTGATGACGTTTGACGGCACCGACTATGCCGGCGCTGAGATACAAGTGCTGCTCAGTGTCAGCTTTGCGCGATTTATCGAACTGCGGGAAGCGGCCCAAGGGGAAGACCAAGAGGGCATGGCCCGGCTATTCGGGGAGAATATTTTGATGGAGTGGAACCTGGAGGATACCAATGGCGAGTCCATCCCCGCGGACGGCGATGGGATGCTGGCGATCCCGCTGGCGTTGACCAACCTGATTGTCCAGCATTGGGTCGAGGAGGTGGCCGGCGTGTCGGCCCCTTTAGTCGAGCCATCCGGCGATTTAAGCACGTTGGCGGCGGCATCGACCGCGACGGCAACCGGGTAGTAAAGCCGTGGGAATTGGAGGAGGCCGAGATGATTGACGGTCTCTGCCAAAGATATTCATGTCTCCCATCTCAACTGATGGAGGAGGACGCAACGATCCTCCAGATGTTGGCGATCGTACAAGAGGGCCAACCGGAAGAAAAGAATGGCTAACGATGTCGAGATCAAAGTCACAGCCGATACCTCAAGTGCCGAGGGCGGATTCCGGAAGGTAAAGTCCGGCTTCCAGGGCATGAAGGATTCGATCGTCAAAAACAAAAAGGCGATCGGCCTAGGCATTGCGGCGATGGGAGTCGGCATCGAGGCGTTGGCAAAGACCCAGG